CTATTAACTCTACCACACATCTTCATTAATTCTAATTGTTGTTTGATTGCTACGTTTTCTTTTGAAGTCTTACAGTCTGTACCTAAATATTTTCTGTAAGTTATACTAAAATTTTGTGAGTCATTATCGTAATCACTTGAGTTATATGTATGATAATCTTGTGTGTTATTTCTATCTTCAACTCTAAATTCCATTTCACCACATCTTACACCATACTCATTAAGATATTCGTTTTTAGGATACGCAGGGCCAGCACAAAGAGCAAGAAAAGTCATTGCTAAGATTAGTATTCCTGTAAAATAATAATTCATCCTGGCTATCTCCATGCATAACTACCTGTTTAAATCCTTAATATCATAGTCGTGTTCTCTAACTTGATCTGCTAGTTGTCTGTATAAATTTTCTGCCATCTGCCACGTAGATTCTGCAGAAGTT